GCGGCCCTGAAAGTGGTAAACCTAATTGCGCAATGGCTCGTTCTTGTTGGTGGCCTTAATTGGGGCCTTATTGGATTTTTCAAGGTAGATGCTGTTGAAGTGCTTCTGCCAAAGGGTCTTGCTGGTCTAACGTATAAGGCAGTTGGACTCGCAGCACTCTTTATGACTGCTCTGCGTCTATACGCAATGATTCAACCGACCATTATGCGCTCCGTATAAGGAACCCTTAGAAAAATTGAAACCGGTCAGCGCTATACATCCATCACCCAAATACCATGTCAGGACTTCTCCAGCAGCTGACTCCACAGGTCATCAACTTTGCCAATGTGTATATGTTGAAACATATCAACACTGGCGACCGACTTATGGATACGACTATTCAGGTTGTTCTGACTACACTCTTTGGTGCTGCCATTACGTTCGCAGTGACACTCCTCACGCAAGAGGGTCAAGTAATGGAACTCCTCAACCAGTGGCGCTGTATGTGTAGTCGCAAGACCTACAATCCGCTGGAGTTTAATCCCTCTATCGCGCGGCAACAGCCACGTAATGGAGTGTGTTACTTGTACAATACACGTCTTGTTACCCCCATCTTCCTCTCGTGGTTTCACCTTCACCACAGTAACAAGCGCTATACGCAAAAGGTCAGTAGTCCAATCCAGTGTCTGATTACAAAGGATAAGAACTATATGCTGGACAAGTCAAACTTTGACGACTTCTACTCAGACAATACGGACTTGAGCGAGGACTACTTCCCCATCTGGAAGCATCACAATGGATTTGTTGTCTATGTCAAGGGAAATGGCGACCGCTCCTACTACTTCTACTCGGACTGTGGCGAGGCAATGCGCGCGGCCGTTGAGCACCTCAATACCCATTGGGATGCGATGAAGGCGTATTCTGCGACAACGTCTGGGGGAACTCTACGTATTTATGCTGATCGCGGTGAGTCTCGTCTACAGAGTGTTGGTGAGGTGAATCACGCCAAGACTTTTGAGAAGCTCTTCTTTACTCAGAAGGAGGCCATTCTTCCTGCTCTTGCGGCGTTCAAGGAGAAGCGGATGTTCCCCAAGCACATGCCGATGGAAAATAAGATTGGCCTTCTCCTACATGGCCCTCCTGGTACGGGCAAGACAGGATTCCTCTCTGCCCTCGCCAACTTCCTCCAGCGTGACTTGCTTCTTGTGGATGTTCAGAAGCTCAAGACAAAGCGTGACTTGGACGATATCTTTCGTGGCGTGGAGACGGAAAAGACCATCTTCGTCTTTGAGGAGTTTGATTGTATGGCAGGTGTTGCCTCGCGTAAGCTTCCCAAGCCAGAGAAGGCGGTTGAGGAGGTCAAGGGTGATCCGATGGCCTTTGCGATGATGCTGATGGCGGAAAAGGATCGGTCGTCTGAGATGATGGAGGAGTACAAGCGCGACAAGAAGAAGAAGGATGACTCGCTCAACTTGGCCTATCTTCTGACGAAGCTGGATGGTCTAGAGTCTGGCGAGGGGCGCTGTATTGTCGCAACGACGAATCATCCTGAGCTGATTGACCCTGCGCTACTTCGTCCTGGTCGCTTTGGCATCCATCTGAACCTGTCAAAGGCGACGCATCAGATGCTTGTGGACATTCTGACGATGACCTACCAGCTGGATGACAAGGCAAAGACGGCTCTTGCGACAAAGATTCACGAGATCGAGGAAAACAAGTGGTCGCCGTCAGAGCTCATTCAGCTCTCCGTGCTCAAGCCGACACTAGAGGAGTGTTTGGAGCATCTGCGCACGGGTGAGCCCACTGTCTAGTACAGAAAAATTGATGCGCCGACACTTTTTCATTGCGTCAAGAAATGTCCTTACTAGACCACATCTTTACCGAAACTGCGAGGTATCGCACCCTTGACTTTGCCTATCCAGAGGCAGACGAGGCGTTTGTTGAACGAGTTGCCCGTCTTGTTCTTACCTTTCTACGGCAATGGATTGACTCCTTAACATGGCAACAACGCGATAAGACCGGTCTGTGTATCCAAAAACTACTGGGTATCTTGCGCACCAAGCACAGTCGCCTTGTTGACCTGAATCACGGTCATATTACAATCAACTTTACCCTCTTTGATAAGCGCGTCTTTGAGGTGATCCTATTGCCAACACAACTCGTTCTCCGAGACTTTGCTCACGCAACGCTCCATATGGACGAACATACCTTCTTACTGGAGGGTTTCGTGGGTGAGCTTACCGACGTGGTATCCAGCTCCGATGAGGAGCCCTTGACTGACACAAGCAGCGAGTAAATAATGGCCAGGTCTCGCATTCTTGTGTATCGTCTTATACATCTCCACACCCTTGTGTGCCCACACACTTACATTATGCTCTAGAGTTCCACGTGTAAACGGGGTAGAGAAGAGATAATAGATTGGCAAGAGATATGGATTGAGCTGTTTTTGTTCAGAGGGTAGTTTGGATTGATTGTTTGCCACGCTATATCCTTTGAGTGCACCAGCAAATGCAGTTAGACCAGAAATGATGTACGTCATCTATCTATATCCTTAAAAAAATTGAGTTTATGCGGCTGATTGGTTATCTCAAGACGCAAGATGGATCAAGCCCAGATGGTGATCGCCTCAACCGCAGAGGAGCGCAAGGAGGTGTTTCGGACCTTTGTTGAGACCGATGAGCATATGACACTACTAGTGATTGGGGGTGAGCTTGCATACGTCACACAGCCGATTCTATCTCTCATTGAAGAACAGCTGGTAATGACTGACGTGGTCATTCATTGCCAGAGTAACTGGAAGGGGATTCTCTATAAGACTTATGTTCAAGAGAATCGTGGAATTCTAAAAACCATCTACTACCGTCGTAGTCTAGATGACTTTGCCAAAGCGCTCATCCGTGAATTCAGTCCGCTTGTTGCATTCTTCTAGCGGCTAGAGTTCAGCCTTGAGGCTAGAGAACCCTGTAATTGAACACAGGATTTTTTAGCTGTTTGTGTTCAAAGTAGAAACAATGACTAATCAAGTGTCGCCGACGGCTCTGCTTGGGAAGACGCAACTCGTCCAACACCCAATTCATCACATTAAACCACTCATTGCGATGTAAGTCACGAAAGTAAGACATCCGCGCATCAATTGGCGTCATTTTTGCTGGGTTTCTATATCCTATAGGCTCTGTATCAATTTTTTCTACACGATTAATCCATCTCATCCTTCTCATCCTTGAGTCGCTTCACAAGGCTCTCACATGCCTTCTCCCACGTAAACTCCAGGACATTCTTGCGCGCCAACTCACCGTGCTTCTTGCGCTTCTCAGAGTCCAGTAGATACTCCTCAATAGCAACACAAATATCATGAGGATCACAAGCCTCAGCCTCACCGCCAACAGGACTGTGTGCCATCGGCTGGTAGAAGCGATGCTTGGGTTTCACAATCACAGAGTTCTCAGCCGTACAGAACTCCTTGAAGCCACCCACATCAGGAACAACCTGAGGAACACCTACACCCATCTGCTCAAAGTTACACAGACCCCAGCCTTCACCATCTGCGGTAGAGATACCAACATCAGCCACATTGTAAAACAGATTGATGTCTTCATCACGGAAGACCATGTCATTCTGGCTCACCATCAGACGATTGCCAAACCGGTCAACAGGGACTCCACGCAGCTTCAGCTCACGCGTGTAAATCTCAAAGAGCCACCAGCCACCCTTTTCACCCTTATCGCACACGCACATCAGGAAGATGGGCTTCGTGGGATACTTGACAATAAGTTCTACAAAGGCCATAATGAGAAGATCGTAGCGCTTACGAGGCTGATTGCGGTTCAAGCACGTAATTAGGAAGGCATCTTCAGGGAAACCAATCTTCTTACGCGCCTCTGCGCGAGGAATGGGGAAGAAGAAATCACGCTCAAATCCGTGACCTAGAATATCAATAGGGCGCGTGACACCCTGACCCTTCAGACACTTTTTCCAAAACGGGGTAAAGGCAAAAATCCGGTCAGCATCACGATTGAGCAGATCTAGATATCCCTGTAGCTGAGTGGTGTAGACCTGATCGCAATAGACCCACACCTTAAAATCACGCTCAATGCCACTCTTACGAATCTCCTCGAGGAAACGACCAACCACGCCTAGATCATTGTAAATCATCACAACGTGAGGCTTCTCGTGACGAATCACATTCGGCAAGACGCTGAAGCCAAAGCCCTGCTGAGGAGGAGCATTGGGAGGCATACTCTGGCGCTCAAGAGCAGCCGCGTCTAGAACACGTACATTCGGCGGGTAGAAGCGGTAATTGGGCGGAACCTGAGGATTCTTCTGGAAGCCAAAGTGCGTCACGGAGAGCCAACTCTGCTTAGACAGAACCTTGAGCATTCCATACGACACCTTACTGTATCCAGTAAACTGATGGGCATGAGTGCTCACGAGGAGTAGCTTCAGTTTTCCAGCAGTGCTACCACCATTGGACGTCGTTAGACCCTGTGTTAGCTCAGCAGAAGTTAGAAAGCTAGGAAGAGTGGGAACAGAAGAACCAGTGCTCACCTGCGTAGAACTGACAGCAGGGACTGAAGTTCCACCCAGAACTGCCTCTAGACTCTGAAGGTATGAAGGAAGTGATGCGCTCATACGTACTATACTACAACACCACGATGGCTTTAACCTTTTTAACACTACATTGTAGTATGGAGCTTCTCGCAAGTTTATTTAGGACACGCAAACCGCGCAAGGCCAAGTCAACTACACCCAAGTCAGAAGCCACTGAAAAAACGCCAAAGAAAACACCATTTTATCGTAAGAAGAAAATCCCTGCTGCTCTCAAGCAACAGGTCTGGCTAACCTCATATGGTGAAGTCTTCAAGGCAAAATGTAAGACCTCGTGGTGTTCAAATACAATAAATGTCTGGAATTTTGAGTGCGGACACAACATTCCAGAATCCAAAGGAGGCCCAACGACAATAGATAATCTAGTTCCAATCTGTCGCACATGTAATGGAAGTATGGGGAACAGGTATTCGTTTACAGAATGGTGTGAAACACATAATCCTATTCAGACTGCGCTTACCCCATCTCTTGCTCCAGTAAATCCATCTCCCATTCCGTATGAGCATCGCCCTGTTACACGGTCAATGACATCCAGCTGGTGCGTTCCGTCCTTTCATCCTCGTAAGGGCAAATCCAAGATACGGCCAGATGCTTGACGAAGTTCAGTCTTCCATGTCTCCCATGCTTGAAATAAATTCTTGCGATATTGAATGAGATAATCTTGTTGGCTCATTAGTTTAACGATGGTTTGTTTTGCATCCTCCCAGCTGCCTAGTTCCAGGATGGGAAGATGCTGCTTCAAGAATGAATATACAATATCATTGTCTTCTGACTTGACGTATAACGGAATTGCTCCGCATTCAAGTGCTTCCCAGAAACGAAATGTTTCCGTATTAAATCCACGAGGGCAAGGAACAAATACGCTCTCACGTAGTATCTTCAGGTATTCTTCTTTTCCAAGTTGATTAGCATCCATCCAATTGTCAAAGAAGTTGACCTTATTCGGACCAATGGTCTTTAGAGGAGCAAGTTCCTCTTCACGATTGTGCCACTTGGTTCCAAAAAAGCTCCATAGAGTAGGTTTCATACCATAGAGAGGATATGCTTTATCTAACCACTTATTGGGTCCCAAAGGAATAATGAGCACCTTTGGATTTCCTACTAGCTCTGCGCGAGGATACATACGAACAACTCCCTTACAATGTGAGTAATTTACCCATTCAATTGGATCATTGCCATGCTCATCTGAAATGTGGACAGCGTAAAAATCCTTTCCAGTAGCTTCATATCGCTGGAACACTGGAATATAGCGGTCAAAATGAGGTTTCATCACAAAGAAAATGGGCTTTGTGTCAAGGGGTTCGTGATTAGAGGGAACTTGAATAGCATCGCCAGGAGGAAACCCTAATATACGCTCCAGCCATGAATATTCTAGCAAAGATCCTTTGACAAGACGATCATTATCTAGTACAGTAAACCTTGAGGCACTTGATTCTAGAGAGACAGGGACTGTCTGTACTACAGGTCGCTGAGCATCTTGGAGAGCTTGACCAATTGGCATCATGTTTGGTTTATTCCACAGTTCAAGAGCAGTCTTGATTTCTTGTTCCGTAAAGCGCTCATCATTATTCCACAAATCACTATCAAATCCATCAATACGACTAAAATCATTGAAACTAGAGCTTTGGTATTTGGGATCATCGTCCTGATAGCATCCAGCAACTTGAGGTAGCAAAACATAATGCTTCATGTCCTGAATACGATTACAAATCATATGATCGGCACTTGTGTGATAGCCACCACGCTCTTGAATACCCTGTAGAATCTTCTGTGCACCCTTGCGACTGAGGATATACGCATAGTTACAGAAGTGGAAGTAGCGTGTGGGGTGAGGCTGTCCAAAGGCTTGATTCAAACTGATTTGTCCCCAGCATTCATTGACACGCTCAACAAGCTGATTAAATCCAGGACGATTCGGTGGCAAAACACCTCCAAGATAGAGTACATCATAGTCGGCAGGAATATGTTTACTTGCCTCGTCCCATACCTTTAGCCATCCTTTTTGAAACTTGACATCATCCTCAAGAATCAAATAGTTCTCACAGACAGGGCCTTCGTTGGCAAGTTCAGCCCAGAGAGACAAGTGGCTCAGAGCACATCCTAGAATTGCCTTTTTCCAGAAGAAATCATTGGGTTTGAAGAGCTGAGCAATGGCAGGGCTCAACGTTAGGGCGCGTCCATCTACTGCAGGACGCAGACAGACCTGCTTTGTCCATTCCTCGTGGTTTTCCTTGAACCGTTGAATACGATCCTTGCGTCTTGGCAAACTAATAATGTGGACTTCACCAATACGCGGAGCAAAGGGCTCATGGTCCTTGAAGTTGCCACGATGAATGTAGAGGCATGCCCCAGACTTGAATGTGCGACGCAGTGACTCGTGACAATAGACTGTATTGAGAGGCTCAACAGGGATCTTATGACGAAGACGCAAGATACTCAGAATACTCTGGTCATGACGATGACCAAAGGGCTTTCCTTCACGAACACCAGCCCACTTTGGTCCCGTAATAATATCTCGTTGTTGACCAAGCACCCATGCTTCCGTAAAGAGTTTCCACGCGGGTTTGGACCCAGCGATAAAGGCCATAATTCCACCAACAACTTGGTGCGCTGCTAACTCCTCAGGGGTAGTCATTAGTTTACGATTAAATGTATCATGGCACCATTGATAATTAAATTGTTCTCCATCCTCTAACATACATAGACCGGTCTCTGCTGCTTTGTTGAGCCATTGGAATGGCCAACGGACAATAACGGATGCCGCGTCCATATACCAGACAAGTGTATTCGATAGGGTTTCATCTTGCACCAGATCTTGATAGAGCCAAAGTTTCCATGCAAAATGTTGAGGATCCCAGAGGTCAGGAAATGTTGCCACCTTTACATCATTAAAAGGAAGACGACGAAGTTCGACAAATGGATACTGAGAACGCAACAGACTGAGTTGAATTGCGCCTACATCTTCTCCTAAATACACACGAACACTTAGGGATGGATCTGCTTTGACTCGTGGTGCTGTAGTCTCTAGCCACTTGAGTAATGGCTCAACATACGTTTGTGAAGCAAACGTGACAAGCAGTGTCTTCTTATTCCATGTAAATTCTTTTAGAGGGCGCTCAAGGTACTTACTTGCCGTTTGTAAAGGTTTCAGCGCAGGTGCTGTCATAGGGGATTCAAGAAGAACTGGTTCCTGATGACGGTCACCACGTGCAATACCAAGAGCCTCCGCTTCTGCTGTTGTAGCACCTCCAAGCATAGAGGGTAGACCAGCTAGTTGTTGTACAGGAAGTACAGCACCAAAGAACGTCTTTGCAACTCGGCTGAGCCATTGACGAGCACGTGTCGCATCTACAGCAGGGATGGTAGCACACTTGAGCCATTCCTCTTCATTTGAATCTAACTCTTGAACAGCAGCAACAAGTTCCCCACCTTCTAGGTGATTGGCATTCAAGAATCCAGCCTCATTAAAATCAGTACCAATATCTTCAGCACCCCAATAAATCGGTACACAACCAGCTGCTTTGGCCGCCAGAATCTTCTCCGTAATATATCCATCAGCACGATTATTTTCATAGGCAATACAGAATTTATACGTTTCTAGGAATTCTAGCTTTTTCAGTTCACCACCACCTCCACCAGCAATCTCTCCAAAGAGTTCAGAGCCAACATTGTTAAAGAGGCGACCTGCTGAATCTACTTTCTTGTACTGAGAAATCAGTTGGAATGCTGAATTACGCACTGGATTAGTGGGGTTAGTCACAACAAAGGCGCAGAACTTCTTCTTTGCCATCAGCTCTTCCTTACTTCTCGGCTTACAGCATTTGTCCACTGGCATTGTTTTTGGGTTACACAGACGCTCCTGGTCGGCACCAAACCAATCAATATACTGAAGCCATAGGGGGCAGCGGCAACTCTTGGGACCATCAGGAGCAAACCCAAAGTTACTTACAACTCCAGGTCCATCACGAGGTGGTGTATTTTCTCCAGTGATGTGGAACTTGGGTACGGTAGAAGGAACGGACTGCCAGACATTTCCAAATGGGCCAAACAAAAGAGCATCAAGTTTCGTGTTTACGGTTTCTGCTGTAATTCCAACCCCACGAACACGTACAGGAGGACTGAGTTGTCGTCCAGCCTCATTCAGCAATAGAGTCCAGAAATTGTATTCAGGATTGGCTGAATCCCACAAGTCAGAAAAGCCAATTACGAGCTCGGTCTTCGTAGGTTGTACATTTGATAAGGCAGCTTCAAGAGCAGATACCCATTTGTTCTTATGTGTAACAGGATCTAGCCACTGAGTAAGAGCAGACCGCACCGTGTTCAATACACCAGGTGTAAACATACCCTCTTTGGCCATGTAATCTTGATTGAGAGTACGAAGAGCAGTTACTGCCTCTGTAATTGAGTTATCGCTGTAAAAATAGCGCTCAAATCCGTGACCAAAGGACTTGAGCAGAGGACTATTGTGAATAAAGGGAATTCCATTCCATGCCAAGTCCAACAACAGTCCTTTGATAGGAATAAACCGAAGATGACTAATGACCAACCCTTTTGGAAAGATTCGCATATCTGTACAGCGAACACGAGGCACAAATTCAATTGCCATCCCTTCACGTTTTGAGTGATTAATAATATTATCCTTAAAAAAGGGATTTTCTGTTAATTGACCGCCATTGTGAAGAATAACCTTCTCAAACGGAAGAGCCGATGTATCCTTAACATGAGCCGCAATAACAAGAGGAAGTGTCATATTGCTTGTTACACTCATATTCGTCTCCATAGAATGAATTTCCCAAGCAACATCCTTCGCTTCACCATGAGTATCCAACCAACCCTTGTGTGATACTGCATGAGCATCTACACCATCTGAGCTCCATGTGTATGGAAGCGCAATAACCGGTCGCTGAGCTAGAAGCTCAATTGCATGTAGATCAGTAGGATCAACATAGTCCCACGTCCATATAGCATCACACTCAAAGCTACGCACAGGTTGCGCAATAGGGTATACAGACAGTTCAATCTCATTAAGGACAAATGGCTTACGCAAAAAAACAACTACCTTCTTGGCCACACGACGACGTTCTGTAGGAATGAGAAATCCATCAATATCGACGATTAAATCAAGTTGAGTATCCCCCTTGTCTGTCCACTCCATTAAATTACGGCGCTCATAGACACCCTTTAGAGGCTCACAGTCATCAAACCATTCGGTAGTTCCATTCGTATTCAGTAAGACAACTTTGTGACCAAGCTTTGTTAGAGCATTGGCAAGGGAAAAGACAACAGTAGGGACACCATTACTAAAAAAGGAATGTTTAAATAAACAGGGAATGCCGATAGTGAGCGGCTCCATCTTGTAGTCTTGTTTAAGGCTGGTTTAGACCTGTTTAGCGCTGGAAAGTGATGGCGGCGAGAGTGGCAATGGAAACTACTCCTACGCCAAAGCCTACAAACAAGTTATTTGGAATCTTCTTTGCTTCATCTAGCTCCCTACGGACCAGAACAAGTTCATCCAGTGTATCAACATACAGGGAATGAACCGCTTTTGCATTCTGTTTCTCCTTCTTCAGCTCCTTTGATAGCTTGACACTCTTCTCACTCAGGTTTACTACTTCCTGTAGAACCTTGCTATGGGTATGTGCTTGAATTGCATAGGGAACCATAAGAAGTGGAGTTACAGCAAGAAGACCATAGGTCTTCAGCAGAGCAGACCGATTTACTACCGTAGTGAGTGCCATTGTGTATGTCAATATATCCCACCCAACTACAATCAATTTTTTCATGCTTCTAGCATTTCCCTCCAAGCCTTTTGAATCTCAGGATTGTGGATGCTATGACGCCACGAAAGTGCTTTTGCATGACTCTTGTATGTTTCAAGGCGGTCAGTGTGGAACATCATAGCTTCATGCAGTACTTTGCTTCCCACTGCCGTATCATTTCCAGGATAATAATAGCCAAAGTCCTTCCATGCTTCACAATTATGAAGCACAGGAAATCCGCACCACATAAATTCTAGAGGCATATAATTAAACTCGTTATTTACGTGGTGGCATAGAGCAATAGCATGGGGATAATTGTTCATCACTGTTGGCATATCATGACGACCACCATACTCGATATATCCCTTTTGCGCAATGGTCAATAGAGGCTCGACATTGTGCTTGAAGTATCCTGAGGCAATAAATCGGTCACCATTCAGTACAATAACACGGCACTTGATGTCAGGGTGGGCGCGAGACCATTCTTCAATCGCAAGTAGAGGAATATAGGCTGTCTTTTGGAAACTGATATTTGGTTCCATAATCAAAAAGGTTGGAATCTCATCGGCCCTGCGAGGACGCCATTGAAGGTTTCTCTTGCCATCGTCAGTAATAAAAATAGGGTCCCAAACATACGGGGCAATGCGCATAGATTTTCCAGCCACTGGCGCAACCTGATTTAGACATGCGGCATATTCAGCATTTTGTCCATAGTGTGGACTCGTCCAGATTTCATCTTGCTCCCCAATCACGTGGTGGCTGAAATTGATTCCCTGAAAAAACATGGGTGTTTCCACATCAATATTCAGGATATTTCCCAAATACAGCTTGGCAGTACGAGCACCCAGCATTTTCATATATTTTCTCAGGTTGCTAGAAATGCTCATACCAATTTCTAAATACAATCCAACTGGAACTGGCTGACGTAAAATATCTTCAATTTCAGCAATACGACATTTCGCCAAAAAGGAAGGGATTCCTGACAAATCTTTTGGTTTGACATTCACAACAAAAATAGGCATCCAACCAGCGGCCTCCGCAAGCTTGTAAATAATAAAACAGTTCTGATAGAGGCCATTGTTATAAATATTTGTATCAGTGATACTTGCTGTGGCAATCAGAAAAATACGACGCTGAAGCAGTGGAGGAATAGTAAGAAATCCAAAGGCAGGGACGACAGCATCTGCTGGTCCCTCAGTGCGCCGAGTCATTCCAGGTAGGTCCTCTAACTTCATTCTTTAGAAAGATGTTGCTGAGTCTTAGACCCTCTACCTTCAGCCAGGAACACGAAATCCTTCACGTTGGAGCAACTCTTTCGCCCAGCCTTGAAACACACCTTTTACGACTGCTGTTGGACGATAGGGAAAGGGACATTGATAGACGGCGTTTGCCCATGCTCCAACACGCGCCCAACAACAATGAATGGCTCGTGGCCCACAGATACGCTGAAGAGCATCCTGTCCAATCTGCGTTTCAGCAGGATTCATGTCTACCGCATAGCGACTCCATTCTAGAGAACCAGGTTTAGCCTCTCCACAAGCCTCTTCAGTAAGACGAATCATGGCCAACAAGAAAGAACGATAGGTCTCACGGCGCCAAATGGTTGCTTGGTAACAAAACAGCATATCGCCTAGCTCTGCTTTCAAGATACGCCAATTGGATCCAGGAAGTGTCTCAGTTCCTTTCGCACCAGGACACGGCATTAAACGAAAGCTCTGGAGTTCATGGTACGTATCCAAAAGACGTACAGCATCCTCTAGTGCTGTCACATTTAGTCCAGGACGCTCTACGAAAAAGTCATCTTGAATGGGTAACACATATTGAATTTCAGGAGAGAGTTCCTCTAGTGCCATAAACCGACTACTGAAAAAGTCAGCAGCAGCTGTTTTTAAGGTAATTAGCTGAAGTTTATATTTCACAACAGCGTTTACTACAGCAGGATCACCTGGAACTTCAGTAGCAAGGTAGACCGGCCAGTTTAATCCATTGGAATATCGCCGAAGAAGTCCACATAAGCCATCAAGAAGGTAAAAGTATTTTGGGCAAGTATTAATTATAATTGCCGTGCGCATTCTCTACGTTGTAACACCAGGAGAGTTTAGGCCGAGCATCAATAGATGGAGACAGAACTTCCAGCGGTCTGTAGGTTTTGTTTGATGCAAACTGTTCCACATGTCGATCCAACAAAACCAGCATCTTGGCACGCAAAAACCTGTAAACGATATCGTGTGGCCTATCCTGGAGAAAAGGTAAGAGAATCTAAACCATTGACGCCACTTAATCCTCAAGATGCTGGCGCAACACCCAATCACGGGCAAACCAATCCGAGTGATGAAAACGGAAACGCATCTGTACAAGAACCGCAACACCCTCCAGTGGCTGAGGGACCTGCCGAGCCAGTACAGCCAACCGAATAGGTTCTCTCGGTGGGATACACTTACAATCGGTGCCCATCAAACCCGTCTATGGAAGGATGCGCTTGGCTCTTGGCCTTCTGCGATGGTTCTTCGTGAGCCCAGCACAGAAACTGTTGAATTTCTCCTCACGGAAGCGCCGAAGCAACGTGAACTTCTCTTTCTGTCAAAAGCTGTGATGGATAAGGTGACACCAGAGGTCCTCAGGGCGGCTCAGTTTGTCAATGTGATGTGTATTGAGGAGCTTGGTGAAGTGTTTCCGTTTCTTCACACGAAACTCGGTGATACTTCTACGGATGCTGAACTTGTACTTGGTATTTCTCTTGTCTTTCGTGCATCCCGCATCGTGGGTCTTACTCTCCAAGAGCAAACCACACCTCTTGCCAAGCTTTACAAGGAGACTTATGGTCTTTCCTACGAGATATCTGCTACACCCGAAACTCTGGTCTTTTTGACTCAGCTCTATACCACACCAAAGGCTCGTCGTCAGCGTGAGCTATTCAAATGTTACACCCAGAATGTTTCTAATCCTCTTATTGACCAAGTTGTGCTCCTCAATGAAACAGACATATGTAGTCAACTACCGCAGCCTATTCCAGACCATGTTTCGTTTCTGACAATGAACAAGCGTCTCACCTATAAGGATGTCATTGAGTATATTCAGACTCTAGATGACAATACAATTGTCGTGTTTGGCAATGCGGATATGTATTTGACGGACTCGTGGCGCACTCTCTGGTCAGTTGATCTAGAGAATAAATTCCTGTCTCTTCTACGCTATGAGGAGTCAGAGGACCCTACAAAGGAACCTGAGCTCTTTGGCCCTCGTCCTGACTCACAGGACCTTTGGGTAATTCGCGCTCGTGATGTCAAGGCTCGTACCCGGAATCTATAGGCGCTTGACTTTGAGTTTGGCCGTGCTGGATGTGACAATGCCATCAATGTGGAAATGCTCAAGCAGCGGTTTGTGGTTGCCAATCCTTGTCTAACCCTGAAGAGTATTCATTGTCACAGGTCAAATATCCGCACCTATAACCCAGAGGATTGTATTGATAAGCCATTTTATCTCTATCTTGATCCCACAGGTCTGCACGATTTGGAGCCCAAGCGTGACTTGTCTTCTCTGAAACAGACGTGGAAGCAAGCCAAGCCGTTTGACATCACAGTCAACGCAGCGGACGACCGCCATCGCAAGACGTTTCTCAAGATGGCCTCGCGTGATGAGAGCATTCCCATCAATCAGAATCTGTCCACAACAACGCTCCAACCGTCGAATGAGGAATCCCTCTACCAAGCCACGAATGCGTTTATGACCACCAATAGTCTGTTCTACACCTACAAGTCTATTCTGATGGGTCAGACTGACCTTCAACGTGAACTTTGGGCCAACGAGACAATTGGCCACGTGACACCGTGTATTGGTGTAGAATCTGTGCTCGGTGTTCCTCTCAATGACACGATTGTCTCTAAACCTTCTCTTTTCTTGACGCAGTATCTTGCACGACTGTTTCGTCTGAATGAGGCTGGTCACTTTGGTGATTTTTGGCTTCCTCGTGAGGGTAAGGAGATCCAGCAATGGCTCCAGCTGTTCACATGGCCCAAGTCTGTGATGCCCGTGCTTCCTCGTGATGAGTCCATCGTAGCGTTTGCCAAGCAAGGAACCTTCTTATCGCCTCGTAGTCAGACCTTTGCCTATAGGGAAGATATTGAGGCCCTGCGCGCACGACTGCGTGACTACGAGGAGACTCCTAGCTCAACCAAGCCACGCGCTGTGATTTGCCAAGATGATGTCCTTCTGACAACTCCTATTGTCTCTGTGCTGGAGACTGAGCTAGAGGAAAAGGGATACATTGTGGATATTATTTATCCTCAGCGGAGCAATCCGAGTTTCCTTGTGGAGTTGCTCATCGGTTCCAACCTCTGTGTTTCTGGACCAGGTTGCGAGTGGCTCTACTGGGTACTTCCTCACAAGACTCGTGTGGTTGAATGCCTCCAAGAGACAAAAATCACGGCATCTGGTCTGGCAATGTGTGGAGCTGCCGACCTAGAGTATTATGTAGTTCTTGTTCCAAAGGGCAGTCCCAGTAGTCTTGGCCCCTTTATTTCCAAGAAGGTGTTGGCGTCCATTGATGGCACACAGAAAGTGGAGTCGCCTACCCCTCCCCCCTCTTCTCTTCCTACGGTCCTCATTCCTAAACAAGGATACCATCAAGGCTTTCATGAACACAATGGCGATTCCTTCCGTGAAATGGCTCATGTCTGGGCGAAGAAAGGCTATGTGAGCATCCAAGAGACGTACTCGCCCTATTGTTGGCTAGGCGGTGAAGGTGAGACACTCCTCTATGATCGTGCCACATTTGACTGGATTACGCAAACTCCTGCAGACTACAAGAGCATTCTGTGTGGAAATCCTGATGCTACCCTCATTCCACGAGGAATCCAATGGAACTTCTGGCCGAGACATCCTGAGCTGGTAGAAGAACTCGCACCCACACTTGGTCAAACTCCCTTCAAGGAGCGCACAAAGACGCTAGTGTTTTACGGCAAAGTAGAAAATATGGTTCAACGGAACGCGAGGTCAACGGTTGCCTCTCTGTGGGACGCGTGTGATGACTTTGATATGCCCTTAGGGTCAAAGCAACCGTATAAGCATACCCCGCGCGAGTACCTGAAGGCCCTTTCAAAGGCCAAGTTTGGCCTCTGTATGGCAGGATTTGGACCCAAGTGTAATCGTGAGATTGAGTTGATGGCAATGGGAACCATCCCTGTTGTTACTCCAGGTGTAGATATGGACAAGTATGCCAACCCGCCTCAAGAAGGAAAACATTACATTCGTGCGTGTAGTCTAAATCCAGAAGAGGTAAAGAAGCAACTCGCAGAGATTTCTGAGGAGTCCTGGCACAGTCTATCGGCATCAGCACACAAGTGGTGGCAAGATAATGCATCGGCAGAGGGACTTTGGGCAGTCACGCAACACCTAGTAAAAAATTGAAGAATAGTTATACCAATGTATATATACACTCACAATGCCTCAGATTACTTGTCTCCCTCTTGGTCTCTTCTATTCCTCCAATCCCATTGATGTGATTCTTCATCAGTGCGTGGAAAAAGCAGAGCACGCGCTCTTTGTTATGGATCCTGGCTATGACTCTGGTTTACCAAATAATTGCAAGGCAATTCGTGAAGCTTGGGGCGATTCCTTTCCTTCTACTCACTACGTTCAGTCGTGGGTAAAAGGATATCAGGAGACTGCGTTGGAACTGATTGGGCAACATAAGGATTCGTCGTGGGTTGTGTTTATCAATACAACCTATCCAGAGGTGGCCCGATTCAAAGCCCTCTTGGAATCTCTCAACTCTAATCAGGATGAAGACAAGGAGCTCAAAGAAGTGGAATAAGCGGACACGGCGCCAACGAGGGGGTAAGCGTACGGAACTACGTCCTGGTAAACCGTATCAAGATTTGGATTTTTTGCGCAAGGAGTTTGATATTTATATTATTATTGGGCACGGAAGTATTGATGAATATACCCTAAATCCTGTTCCAGCCAATACCTTCATTTACAATACGGCTCGCGCTGGAAATAAATGTGGAAGTGTGGATGAACAACTTCAGCTGGAAATGTTGGCTGATAAAGACCGAACCGACGAAGCTGCAGATTTTTTTGATATGCCAAATCCTGATTTCCCAGCAATTTATGAACCAGAAGAATATTTCCCAGAGCACACCTATTCGTTCCAGAATACCTGGAATCCTAGTATGCCAAATTTGATTCCTCTTGGTGTGTATAAATTTCCAATGGATCGGTATTTTACGGATACGTGGGATACATTACGGAAACGGATTCAGCCAGCGCTCTCTGAACGCAATATAGGACGACAAGAAACAATGATTAAAGAGCTAATTCCTGAATGGGACAGAACATTCTTGTCTCTTACTGGAAATGTGCTGACTAAGCACGATATCTCTCGCGAGTATACTCTCTCTGAAATTATGGCATGGCCAGAGATGGCGCCAAAGGGAAAGAAAGGCCGTATTTTTGTCACATGGTCGTGTCGCTCTCTTATAGCCAACACAATTCCAGAGGCAACCGCTCTCCGTATGGAGCGTGTAAGACGACTCTCTGCGGCACCTCCTCGTACACCACTCAATCTCGCACAAGCACGGGTAAATACGTTGGAAGCAGATAGACTAGCCTATGTAGCGGCTGCTCGTAAGCATCTACTCGAGCGCAATATTCCAGAGGATAAAGTTGAGGAAATGGCACAGGGTGCATATGAGCGTAAATTAACACAGCTAAGAGCAAATGTAGCTCTTCTAAGCGGTGAAGGCGGTGCTGGTGCGGCACCTCTACCTTCGGTAAACCCACGAAAGCGTGGAGAATACACCGATGCTGAAAAAGCTGCTGCTCTTACACAACTCGCACGGCGTGGCGCAGAAGAAGGAGCTATAGGAGCAGTTGCTGCCGCCGACCCGCTATTTCAAGAGTATATGACCTTTCAACGTAACTTTGGAAGAGGAGGTGTTCCAAATACCTTCAATACATTTACTGGAAAATCAGCAAAAGGCAGAAACACGATTGCGACAACCTTCTACACCAAACAAATGGGTCTTGCGATACCTCCTCAAGGCTCATCTAATGCAGCAGGAGGCCCTTGAGGAATCCGAATCGTCAATGGTGCCGTTTGTGGACTTCTCTGACAGCATTTCATATACATACAGCCACTCATAAATCCAATGAAACACAACCCTTCTAGAACTCCTCCCGCAAGAGCAAGAGGAAAGGCAGGATGATTGAGTTGTAGCTCTTGAAGCGTGGTAGTACCATTCTTCAAGATGTCAGGAGGAACAGAATTCGGTAGCCTAGAAATACCAACGATCATCATCGTAAATCCGATGAGGGCAACCCCAATGATAATCCCAGAAAGAACATCAATTCGTGTCAGCATTCTGGAGGATATGTCCCAAACCCCAATCAAGCGCTTTAATTTTTATTCTAATCAACCCAATCCAAGTAGTTTCTTGCCCCACGAATAAGAACTCTTAATCACAGCATCTCCCAGAGGAACTTGATATCCGCGTAGATCAAACAACGCGCCCTTCAAGAGTTCATCCTTGTTGGCATATTGACTGGTCACATCAGACCAATTGCTCTTGCCGAGTAAATTCTTTTCTGTGACATCAGTTTGGGGCAACCAACCACTCGGTTCAAGATAGGCCTTTTCTCCATTGACCCACACGGCAATATCTGGGCGAAAGGAATCTTGTCCAACAGCGGTAATACAAACGTGAGTCCACTCCTCCTTCTTGAAGGCATTGGGAACAACGATACGCATCTTCCGCTGGTCTCTGTCCCAAATCTCATAGCACATATCGGCTGTTTCTGCGACCCCCTTGCCAACAGCGCGAGGGATTGTCTTCGGTGGACGCTTAGGAGCAACAGCGAATCCATCGCACGTAAACTCTTCTACATTTGCTGAAGTGGTTTTCATTAAATCTTCTGGTGTTGTGATATAACCGGGTTGCGCACCAGACGGTGGTTCAGGAATTGTTGTGTCCATTCCACAAATGAGATTCTTCTTACGATTTTCCGAGAGTCCGAGATTTCCACGATTCAAAATCCCAACCCAAACATTATCAATACCAGCTCCGTTGCCAAAATCAAAGACACGGGCATTATTGGTAAATTCATCAAATCTGACCCAGAACATCACCGCACGTAAATTTCTCAGCCGAACGACGGACCCAAAATTCAAATACGGATCATCTCCAATTCGCACAAACTGATTTTCACCATTGAATCGTAACCCCTCAGTTCTATCTGGCTTAGGAGGCGACTCTTCCACCTCAATGCCACCAGCCTTGTTGACATACAAGTTCTGAGCATAATCCACCATATCGTCGCGGAACCGTAGCCAAAAGACACATCCACGATACATTTCCAGCAATTCCTCAATTTCCTTCGGTGGCGAATTATCAGGAACCATCTTGTCTGAAAATTTTGACTCTTCGGCTGGATTGCATTTGCTGGAAAAGGCTCCAACTCCATCTTTGACGATACGGCAATAGTCAAAGCGTCCATCGCCATCGACATCCCGCATATAGTCATCACGACCAAGCACAAATCCGTCACGTACTGAGGGACCACGAAAGGCGACAGAACTCAACCCTTCAGTTCCACCGAGAGCACACGCAATAAATTTGTCTTGAGGATCAGACCCTTTTTGAACCATACGACACCAATCGGTTGTGCTGGAAAATCGCTGAACATCGGCGTATCCTGAGAAATACCTGTCATCACGGATGTATCCATCTTGTTCTTGTTCGGGACCGACATCTCCACGTCTTGGTACCAATTTCTGCCAAAACTTACTGTTGCCCATATCCACGAGTCCTTCACTGTATTGTTTGGGGAGGCGTTCAAGTCCAATCACGAGAACTAGAACAAGTAAACTTATCCAAAAGATTCGTTGAACCCAGTGGTCCATTCCTATTTGACACCTACAGCATCCTTTCGCGAAAATTTCACTCAGGTTCCTTTCTTTGCCTCAAGTAGGATTTGCCACGCATAAATGCAACAACAGATGAAAGGCGGAGCATTACTAGCCGAAGGTCGTTATGGATGCGCGTTTGACCCTCCGTTGCTCTGTAAACAGAAGCAACCCAACGGAAAGGGGCACAAGGTTGGAAAGTTGACCACGACTCCTGAAGCAAACAAAGAAGTTACAATCACGCATTGGCTCAAAGAGCGTATTGAAGGAGCAGATGAGTATTTTGTATTGATTGACACGGATTGTGTACCCAAGCCCCGAGCACACCAAAAGGAACCTGCTCTTGATGAGTGCACATTGCTTGAGCGCAAAGCTATTTCAGGGACACGACAACTGGTTATGCCATTTGCTGGAAAACCGCTGAAACTTGTGGTTAAGTCAATGTCTGTGTTGAATTTCTTTAAGACTGGACAGCATTTGTTGGAAGCTGGAACCTTATTACTCACTGCTGGAATTTGTCATTATGATTTACACGTGTATAATGTGTTAATTGATAAGCCGAATCACCCTCGTCTCATTGATTTTGGAATGGCGTGGCAACCAGAAGCCATCAGTCTAGCAAATGTCGGCTCTCTAGAGCGTGTATTTGCTCCGCAGATTAGCCACCAAACCCCTGAGTGCGGACTTCAGTCTGTGTTGGCGGATAAACTCAGCGCGGAATATGCCATCGCTGAAACTCAGGATAAGAAACTTCCTTTACAGCTCTTGAAGAAGTTAACAGGAAAGAAGATTCAGGATCAAATTCAGGAACTCCGCGACTTTGTCAGATCCAGTGTATCCATGCAAGAGCATAACTGGTTTTCCTTTTTTACCCTGTATTGGAGCAAGTTTGATGCGTGGGCCTTTGGAGTCATTCTAGCAACACTATTTACTGATCTTCTTGTCTTGGACCCCCGTTTTGAAGTAGATCCAACTGTGCTCAAGCGTCGCCCTATGGTGGAACAAG